TTTCGTTACTATAACCATAGTAACGTTTAACATAATCAAGATCTTTAATCTTATCTTGTCGGAGCCAGGGAGAGAACCTCTTCTTTTTCCTCACAATATTTATAAAGAAGTCATATTGTAACTTTTTGGGAAGAAAGTTATACTTATTCATTTCATTACAAAACATCAAAGTATCAAGATGTCCAGAGAAACAACGATTGATAATATAAGGAGGATATTCCTTTTCGATAGAAGGATCTTCATCAATCAGATTCTTTTTTGTCTGATTGATGGAATTAAGCCAGTCTTTTAGTTCAGTCATAAGTCAAGCATCAAACTTAAAATAATACTATTATCATTACCAGTAATATCATAGTTAGTTACCAGAAGTTCCGTCTTTACATTATCCTGTGTATTCTTATCTCCACGATGAACCATTGAATACCGAAGTTTCCATTCGTTAATATAATAATCTTTATATAGTTCTCTCAGTCGTTCATTATCGTTGTAGGTAATCATAAACTTGTGAGGACAGTTATTAACATTTTCTGCAAACACATCATGATCAAAGAACTTATGCATCTTCTTTTCTTTACCATAAAGAAAATCTTTGATATCGTAAGGAGGATCAAGGAATACAAAAGTATTCTCAGGTCCATCAGCATTCATTACTTCAGAGTAATCAATGTTAGTAATCTTCCAATTCTTAATTAGTTCAGAAAACTGAGCAAGTTTATCTGCACCAACCAAAGAGAAATTAGCATTAGCAGCAGTGCGTGAAAAAGTGCTGTTCTCTGTCAGTCCAGAGTAACTACACTTATTCATAATGAAGAATGCAACTGCCTTCTGAAAGTCATCATAGGTATCAATTTCAGCAGCATACTGATTGAACAGATCTCTGGCAAACTGATCCTTCTCATCCTGTGTGCCACTCTCAAGCATCTTCTCTTTCTGCTCCCTAACACTCTCAGAGAGGTCTTGACCACGATCACGCAGTTGTATCCAGAAGTTATACAGAGGCACATACAGGTCATTGATCCAAACAGGAATGTCTGGATTTGCCTTAGTAACATCAATGGCAATAGAACCGCCACCAATAAATGGCTCACGATACTCAGTAATTACTTTCGGATACCATTGAGAAAGAGTCTTAATTGCTTTCGACTTCCCTCCCGGATATCTGAGTGGTGTTTTCAAAGACTTCAGAGATTTCATAATTAGCAGGATTGTATTTCAAAAATTCCCAGAAGGTCAACTTCATTTCCTTCTCGGTCATACCACAGTGCTTTGCGGCAGTAGGTAAATTCATTGTAGCACGAAACAATGCTTGATTTGCTTCTTCTACATTTTCTGGAGTAGTCTTTACTCTTGGTACTATTAATTTAGATCTATCAATACCCATCAGTACCTCAGTGCACGAGAAAGTCCTTGAGTAAGATTAATTACACTTTCTGCCATCACACGATATCCAGTTCCAACATAAAGTTGTCCTAGAACTACAGAGACAGTGGCAGTTCCCCAGAAGATATAGTAAAACCTTGATTTTACTTGTGCTCTAATTTTCTTTTTCATTTAGTTTCAAACTCCTTGATCAATCTTTCAACTTGTTTTTTATCAGTTCCACAGGGAGCATTCTTCAGGCAAAGAAGAATACAATCCCTATCTGAAATGAGAGGTTTTTGTGTCCATACAATTTTATCACTCATTGCTCTGCTGCTGCAATCCAATGCGTGTATGGTTTCTGATCTGACATCTTACCATTTTCATAAGTAGACGAGGGACCATAATCCTTGTAGTCCTTGTAACCAACCTGTGCTCCTTTGGTTCTTTGTAGTGCTGGCATAAAAGCAATGAAGAAGAACACACCAGGTGCTCCTACAATCAGTGCTGCTCCAAATACATATCCCGCAAGGAATTCTGCAATCGTATGATTAGCAGCCCAGGCAAATTCGGTTTGTGTCAAAAGTTCAATCATCAGAATCCTTTTCCTTTACTTTTTTTCTTTTTAAGATGGTTTTTCATATCCGTTTTTGATTCGGAAAGAATCTCTTTCAACCCTTCTTCATCATAGTGATCACAGAGTTGAAGCATACGGTCTAGAGCATATTGAAATTGAGAACCCTTATTCATTTTACTGAGTAGATGATGTGCCACATCATATCTCAGTTCTTCAAGTTCGTTCTCAGTCATTTTTTCTTCAATACAAATTTACCAGAGAACTCTTCCACATGTAAGTGTTCAGGTTCAAGTGGCCATCCACTATCTTTCATAGTTTCATATCTATACCTATAATAATCCATAAGTTCAGAACATTCTGTATGTTCGATACCCTCATGAATTATATCAGATTTGAATCTGATACTATAGAGTCCAGTTTTACTATTGTAGATTTCAGAGTTCACTTGAATTCACACTCCACCATAATTTCGGTCAAACATGCAAGCAAGTTTATCTCCTGGTCTGCCACAAATGCAGACTGATACTGATACTTAGCAATAACAAGCACAGCAGCAGGAATGCTATTGTTTTCAAGGGAAACATAACAAGCATCGTAAATACGACGCAACAATACAGTAGTATCATTGTCCATGTTAGAAACCACCCACTTCCGAACTTCCGAGAAGTTCTTCTCTTTAAGGTTCTTAACGAGTTCATTGACGGCAACATCAGAAAAAGTAGCAAGAATACCGGAGTCAATTTTACCACTAACAGAGTATCTTTGACACTCATTCAATACACGTCTCCAGTCAGGAAAGTGCTTATTAACAAGTTCTACCAGGACCTTGTTATCATATTCAATACCTTCTGTATCCAAGATTTGTTGGAGACGTTTGAAGAAGGATGCTGCGATTCCTTGTCTTTCTTTTCCTTTGATTCCAAACTCAACGACGGCACATCGGGAATGGAGGGGTTCAAGGATTTTGTTTTTGTAGTTGCAGGTAAAGATGAATCTGCAATTACCAGCGAACTCCTCAATAAACGCCCGTAGGAGGAGTTGTACATCGTTGGATGTGTTGTCAGCTTCGTCAATGATAATGACTTTGTGTTTAGAATTTGACGTAAGCGATACGGTCGAAGCAAAGTTTTTCGCATTATTTCTGACGGTATCAAGGAATCGTCCTTCATCGGATCCGTTGATGACATAAACATCTACTCCAAGTTCGTTACAGAGTGCCTTTGCTACTGTTGTTTTACCAATACCTGGAGGACCGGCAAGTAGCATATTAGGAATCTCTCCTTTATCTAGGAAAGATTGAAAGGTTTTTTTAGTTGCCTCAGGGAGGATACATTCTTCAATTGTCTTTGGTCGATATTTCTCGACCCAGATAAAATCACTCATAGTCATTCCAAAGGTCTTTCAAATTCACGAGAAACAATATCAGTTGCCTTCAATTGTTCTTTCATATATTCTACACCCTTTTCAGGTGTAGATTTGTCACCGCAAGTAAAAACATCACACACTGCCATGTTTTTTTCAGGCCAGGTGTGAATACTAATGTGACTTTCGGCAAGCATAGCAATACTTGTAACACCTTGAGGGTCAAACTTATATGCACTCAAATCCAGGAGAGTAGAGTTACACTCTTTAGATGTCCTGTGCATAAGTTTCCTAATGAACTCCAAATCATCAAGGAGTTCAGAAGGACAACCTTTAAGGGTAAAAAGTATGTGTCTCATCAACCGAAAGTAGAATCAGGTTCCAGTGCAATGTAATACTTGAGATTATGCTGAGTATTAGTGAACTCTGAAAGAAGTTTAGAAGAAACTACAACATCATAGGCACCAGGAATAATCTTGATGTTTTCTACCTTGAAGTTGAATGAGAACTCTTTATCAGTTTCACCAACTACAATGGCATATTCGTTAGAAGTATCATTCTTCTTATCACGAACAACCAGTTTAATTACACCATTCTCACCAATGGCAGACATATCAGGCAGTTGATATACTGCTGCTGCCTTTGTCAACTTCTCAAGGGTTACACTATCCAACTGGAAACAAACATCCTGAGTAGGGAGAGTAATCTCCTTTTCTGGTGGGGCAATGATTACGTTAGGATCGGCAAAGAAATACTTTACACGACGTTTGCCTTCCTTAATACTCAGATAAGTATCTTGATTAAAGTCAAGATCAGGATCTTGGTGAAGACTCAAACCATTCAGGAACTGATTCAGATCATAGATGGCAAAGTCACGAGGGAACTCTTCCTTGATTTCTGCTTCGGCAAGAATGTTCTTTGCGACAGAAATGGTGCGAAGTTTGTTACCTTCCTTCACAAGAATAGAGTTATTGATTCCAGCAAAGTTCTTAAGAATAGCAAGGGCGTTGTCAGAGAGTTTCATGTTATTGGAGTGGAGTTTCATTGGTTGTAGGTTTCACGTTGTGCATTCTTGTCGTTGAAGTACATAAGAAGTACAGCATAATGCAAGATCTTCATAATGTCACGACGTGCGGTGCCTTTCTTATCGTAACGAGAGGCATACTTAAGGATATTGGATCGGCAGAAAGATTCGCCATCACCACACGCTTCAATCAAATCAAGTGTTTGAATTTTATCATCACCAGCAGAGTAGTGCTGATTGTATGTGCCAGTAATGTAATCTTTCAGTTCCTTGAGGATTTCTTCCTCATTATACTTGTATCGGTTTTTGTTACTCATATCAGGGTTGTTAATCAAGTATTCATAATCACTATGTCCCCATGGGCGCATACCATCATCAAGTCTATCCATTTTCAAAATTTCATCGTAGAGCATGGACCATGAATTAGTCATAATTTATTATATCAAGAGAATGTTTGAACGTCAACTGTGTCCTGAACAGGCATTTGGAAATCAGCATCGACCTTATCATAGAGTTCCATGAATGCTTGCTTGGTTTCATCATCAAAACGATTGACGCAAACTTGAATTGCCTTTGCTTTATCACCAAAGATATTGTGGGCACGGATGATGTGAACCAAACGACGGGTGCTAATGATTTCATCAATACCACCATCATAGAAGGTCTTACGGATAATGTCTGCCCAATCAACCAGACGGGTGCAGAAGTCAGTGTCCTCAGAAAGTTTCATCAAGATATTCTTCTCCTGTGCAGGGGTCGGATATGCCTGCTCAAGGGTCACTGGGAATCGTTCGAGGAAGGCTTCATTGAGCACGTTAGTTCCAATGAATCGTCCGTCGTCGCTACCTTTACCTTTAGTGTTTGCTGTGGCGATGACGTTGAATCCACTTGCAGGATCAACTCGTCGTCCGATCTTTTTAAGGAAAACTCCCTTTCCTTCAAGGATAGATTGGAGACAGAGAATTTTGTTACTAGCGAGGTCGATCTCATCAAGGAGCAGGATAGCACCTCGTTCGAGTGCTTCAATGACTGGGCCATTGTGCCAGACGGTGTTACCATCAACAAGGCGGAAACCACCAATAAGGTCATCTTCATCGGTTTCAATAGTAATGTTTACACGGATAAGTTCTCTACCCAGTTGAGCACACGCTTGTTCAACCGAGAAAGTTTTACCATTACCGGAGAGTCCAGTAATGAACGTTGGATAGAATAAACGGGACTGAATAATTTTTTTAATGTCACCGAAATTGCCAAACTTGACGAAGGTATCATCTTTTAGAGGAATAAGGTTTTGTGCTACAGCAGGCATGGCAGGAGGTGCCTGATAAGTTTGCTCAAGTTTTTCTTGAATAGTCAGATTCCACTTACCACGACCAGACTTGAATTCGGTCAACTTTTTAGTGATCGTTTGATAGTTGCAATCATTCATTGCACACCATGCTTTGATCTCGGCAGAAGTGATAGACTCTCCATATGTATCTTGGAGAGAGTTGACAATGCCTTCTTTAGAGAGACCCATTAGTTGTTTTGTTTAACTGAAGTCATTATACAAGAAAAAAGAGGTCTTGCGACCTCTCGGTGGACAGTTCAAGAATCGGACACACCCAGATAATCTTCCAATTCTTTAATCAATCTCTTTCTAGAGTGCCTTTTATCTAACTCAATACCTACAGTTCTACCATAGGCTTCAAGTTCATTACTATTCATATCTTTAATAGAAAGATCTGCCTCCAAAGCAACTTCAACATCATCAGACACAACTTCTTCTACAGGAGTAGGTTCTACTTCTACAGGATCTGGTGGTGTTGATGGTTGTGGTTTTCCAATCATCCTACCGAACATTGACATTTTTAAAACCTCCGTATGTAAAAATATTTATCAGGCAACAAGTTCAATAAACTCGTTCAAAATCTTCTTGTTCATTTTCTTGTTTTTCAGACTCTTCATAAATGATTTCTTAATTTGAGTTTTAGAAGCAGATTCTCCAACTTCAAATTCAGATTCATTGCCGAGAGCAGTTGCAGAAAGTGCAATATAAGAATGATAACCAGAATTTTTGATGGAGAATGACCTTTGCTTCTTCCATTCAATCTGCAGTTTTTCCATTTTAGAATGCTCGTCATAATCATAATAACGACGAATAAATGTATTTGCATCACGACCTTCAAGAACACGAATACCGATAAAGTTGGTATCTGTAAATTTGTCTCTCAAGTTTGTAAGAAGAGTGTCTGTAATTTCACCCCAATTTCCATTGAGAGAATAAGTATTTCCGGTCTTACGGTCACGCAAGAAGCAGTTATATCCAATACTACCGAGACCGATAAAAGGTTCGTGCTCCCAGTGACGTTGAATTTCACGATGGTACTTGGGGCAATATCCCTCACCATCAGTCAGCACAACACACTGAACTTTCTCAACACCATTAGTTTTCTTAAATTGAGGAATGATTTGATGAAGACTAACCATTGCTTCATTAAGAGGAGTTCCTGAAAGACCCATTCCAACAGGAATAGGATACATTGCATAACGACTGAAGTAATATCCAAGTCGGAAGATATTTTTCATCTGCTGCTCCAGAACCTTACCACTTACATTATGTGTCAGGATATTCATGAGTGAAAAATATTCACCAACGTGCATTAATCCTTCTTTCTTTTGATAAGAAAGTTCTCTGATACCAGATGTCTTATTAATGAGAGGATACTCATTAGTGAAAGCATGAACATCAAAAGGAATACCAACTTTTTTACAAAACCATACAAGATTGAAGAGTTGCTTCATCGTATCAAGCATCACGGTTCCCATTGAACCAGACCAGTCAAGAATAAAAACTAATCCATGGTTCTTACCATCGGCAAGTGTGGTTACCTTCTTGAATAGGTCTTCGTTGTATGTGTAGGTGTGGAGTTTAGAGCAGTCCAGAACTCCAGTGCGACTAGTAGTAGCACGAGCATAACTACTAGCAGATTTTCTACATTCAAATTCTTTGACAAGATAATTCACCTCCTTCTGTGCCGACTTTTTGAACTTCAAGAATTCAGAATCAACAAAATCAAAAACACTGGGATCAAGAGGACTTCCCCAGTGCTCATCACACTCCTCATGAATTCTCCTGTTGGAAACAATAATATCATCAAGATTTAACTCAGGAAGTTCAATATACACATTCTCAACACCATCATTAGATGTAAGTTCCTTGATAGCATCATTGAGTGCATCCATCGTATTTACTTCAGGTTCTTGATTTGCCTCTCCTGCCTGAGTAGTATTCTTATCCT